CTTCGCAAGGATCGTAGAGGCCGCTCACTGCCAGAAATGGTCAATAGTGGCGCTTGACTTGGCCGTAGACATTACGACCCCACAGGGCGAGTTTATGGCTTACGTGATGGCAGCTACGGCGCAGTTTGAGCGCCGACTTATCGGCCAGCGCACTAAAGCGGCTATGGGAATTCTAAGGGCTAAGGGTATGACTCTTGGCGGCGCTCCGCGTAAACATGGTCCGGCGGTCGTAAATTCCATATTGGCGCTTCGGGCCGAGGGTCTATCTATCGGTGGGATTGCCTTTACGGTCGGGCTCTCGCGTTCGACAGTCCAGAGCGTACTAGACCGGTAGCCAGTCCACGGCGCGGGTCGAATTCTGAGAGCGGGCCGGGCGAGGGTCTTTGATCTTTAGCCCGATGTACCGCCCGCGTTCGGCCCCCGCCTTGGGCCTAGGTGCCGGTTGGAGTGAGCCCGGTAAATTCGTTGACTACGGAGCCGCCCCGGTCCATTAATTCTCCCGGCCTACGCGCATCGGCGCGTCCTGTCCGGGCACTTCGGGAGGTATTTTCTTATGGCTCATCGCTGCATTATCGTGTCTTTTATGGACGCGGATGAATGTTATGGGGCCTATGTTTATACACTTGAAAACGCATGGGTCGCCTCATCACACCCTCTCCGACTCTTGGCTGAGGCTTGCGTTACGACAGCCAAGGCGGCTATCGAAGATGAGAAACAGACAATCGAAACGATGCCTATCGAATGGCATTGGCTAGGGCTCATCGCGGATACGAGCCCGGCGCACGTCGGCGCACTAATGGCGGCGTACGCAACGCCCCCGAGTAATCAAAACTAAATGGGCGAAACACAGCACGAACACGACGGCCCGCGTTTAATGATCGGCGCACCCGGCGCGATTGAGGGCGACCCGGCCGCCGAAGTGCCTGACATTGAGATTAGACCCGGCTCAGGCGCGTTCGCGCCGGATGAGCGCGCGCAGGTTATCAAGTGGATTACGCGCGGCGTAAGCCGTAACCAGATCGCAAGGCTAACAGGGCGTGGCGTTGCTACCATAACCCGTATCGCACAGGCCGAAGGACTGTCCTTTAGTCGGGCCGATATGATGGGGCCAGCGCATGAGGCTATAAGCCTCTCGCTTCGGACTCGCCGCTTGGAACTCCGAGACAAACTTTTAGAGGATACGCACCGGCTCCGCGAGCAACTGTGGAAGCAAACTAAACTCATCCAGCTTAATTATAAGTCGGGCGAGTTTGTGAGTATCAGACTCAAGGAACCGACCTTTGCGGATAAGCGAAACATTGCTACGGCTATTGGCATTTTCGTTGATAAGCTCGCAATTCTTGAGTCGCTAGACGCGCCACAGGAAAATAAGCAAGCCATTATCGCCCTACTTGATAACGTGCGGATTCAGGTTAGTACCACTCCGAGGGAGGTTACAGCCCATGATCCTAACGGACGTATGGACGCCGAATCCGACAGGGATAGCGGCACGTAGTCTAGTTGAATCAACCGCTCGTTTAAACGTTTGGGATGGGTCGGTTCGGTCAGGTAAGACTATCGACTCGATTCTACGTTGGATCGAGTATGTAGCCCGCCCGTCTACCAGTGAATACGGCTCACCGGAAGGTGAGTTACTAATGGTCGGTAAGACGGAGCGCACGTTAAAGCGAAACGTTCTAGACGTGATCGGGGAAATGGTCGGGAGTGATTTCCGTTTTCTTGCCGGAACCGGCGAGGCGCGATTATTCGGCCGCCGTATCTATGTGGCGGGCGCTAACGACGAACGAGCCGAAGCGAAAATACGAGGCTTAACGCTTGCCGGATTCTACGGGGACGAGATTACGACGTGGCCCGAAGGATTCTTTAAGCAAGTCACGGTCCGTAATTCGGTTAAGGGCTCCAAAGGGTTCGTTACGACGAACCCGGATTCGCCGTTGCACTGGTTCAAGAAAGACTACCTAGATCGGACGGAGGTTCTAAATCTTCGGCGGTTTCATTTCACCCTAGACGACAATCCAACACTAGACCCCGCATATGTCGCGGACTTGAAGCGCGAATTTACCGGGCTCTGGTATAGGCGATTCATTCTCGGGGAGTGGGTCCAGGCCGAGGGCGCAATTTACGATATGTGGGATCAGGACCGATACGTTATTCGTGGGCGCTTTCCTCGCATTGAAGAGGAACCGTACGACCTTCGCACCGGGCAGTTACTACCCGGATTCGCCGGGCCGCATATGACGGCTACATGGTTGGGTATCGACTACGGCACCGTTAACCCGTTTTCCGCGTTGCTTTTTGGTTTAGGTCAGGACGGCAAGGTTTATGTAATGGCCGAATACCGGTATGACTCACGTAAGGAACAAGGGCAAAAAACGGACGCTGAATATAGCGCCGATCTAATGAAATTTCTCACGTTCCACAACGTAAGCCCTGAATGGACTTACGTTGACCCGTCGGCCGCGTCGTTTATACAGCAACTTTGGCGCGACGGTATGCCGGGTGTTCGGCCCGGAGATAACAAAGTTATAGACGGTATACGTACCGTTTCGACGGCAGTTGCTCAGGACCGTATACGGGTACATGAATCCTGTAAGGCGCTTATTAGTGAGATTCCCGGCTATGTTTGGGACGAGAAAGCGCAGAAACGAGGGGAAGATAAACCCCTCAAAAGTGAAGATCACAGCCTAGACGCTTGGCGCTACGGTATAGCGTCAACGCAATTCTTTTGGAGTCGTCTACATATCGTTAGTGATGAGGCTATGGCTTCGTAAGGGGATGAAATTGACTGATGCTATCGCGACAGTTGAACCAGAAATTGACTTTGAGGTAATTGTACTTCGCTGTAATTGCGGCAATCCGAAAAGCCATGCGCCGGGTTTGCCGGGCGTGGAAAATCGCCCGTGTCCGACGCCGATCCTTGTTAATCTCGGCGTTGTGGCGTCGAATCACCAGAAAATTGGGAGTGTGACAATAAGTTAATGGCTACAGTTTTGACAGATGCGGGCAAGGCGATTAGTTCAGGGCTCGTAACTAAAGTAACGACACTAGACCCGAAATATATCGGTATTGGTTCAGGCGCAGGTACGGCCGCCGTTGCGGATACAACCCTGTTTACCGAATACACTACCGGCACATGGACTGGTTATGCTCGCACGAGCGCGGCCGGTACACAGGTAACCGGGTCGGTTACTAATGATTCTACGTCACACGTTGGAACCTTTACCGCAGGGGCCGCACAGACAGTCACAAACGCGGGTAATTTCGACGCCTTGACGGCCGGTAACGCTTTTGTTAAGGGCGACTTTACAGGCGTTGCGCTTGGTATCGGTGACTCGATACAGGTTACGATCAAGCTCAGATTCGCATAACCGATGGCTTTCGTAGCTAAGTCGGCGCTTGCTACTGGTGGCGCTTCGGTTACTCCGGTATACACGACCGCGACGGCCGGTAACGTACTGGTTGCGCTCGTCTCTGCTAACTCATCGAAAGCGGGAACATGTGTCTTGTCGGGCTCGACTACCGGATGGACTAAGCGCGCGTCCGCTATTGCCAATCCGGGCGCGGCAGGTGAAATCGCTGAGATTTGGGATAAGATCGCGGTTGGCTCGGACGTTATGCCAACGTGGACGCCCCCGGCTACGGCGACACTTTCGGCGTGTATCGTTGCGGAGTTCAGTAGTACTACCGTTTTCGATCAGGGCGGTACGCAAATTGGGACCGTGACGCCGCTAACCGCGACTGCCACGGCAATAGACGGCGGGACCGGCCGACTTATTGTTGCTCTGGTTGCAGAGCGCAATACGGCCGCTACGACTACGTTCACCGACAACGTCAACTCGCTAGGCGTCGGAACCGGGATAAATATCCTTGGCGACAACGGCGCAACTTCACAGGCCAATCATCACCATTCGATTTACGTTACTACGGCGACTACCGGAACCGTGGCGGATAAAGAGGTAGCGACGTGGTCGGTTGTATCCACTAGGGCGGCGGTCGCTATCGCTAGCTATAAGGTTAGCGGCGGTACGACATTTCCGCAAACTCTCACTGTCGTAACGACTACCGTTCCGGCGATCACGAAACGGATAGGTAAGTCGTTAGCCGTCGTGACAACTACGGCGCCGACGATCACGAAACAGATCGGTAAGCTCGTGTCGGTTGTCACAGTTACGGCGCCGTCACTGTTTAAACGGATAAGTAAAACGCTTTCAGTCGTCACGACTACGGCGCCAACGCTTCTAACGTCGAAATTCAAATTGGTTTTATTGTCCGTTGTAACGACTACTGTTCCGGCGATCACGAAACAGATCGGTAAGGGGCTTTCAGTCGTCACGACTACGGCGCCGACGATCACGAAGCGGATCAGTAAGACGCTTTCAGTTGTTACGACTACAGCGCCGACGCTTTTAACGTCAAAGTTTAAGCTCGTGTTACTGTCCGTCGTCACGACTACCGTTCCGGCGATCACGAAACAGATCGGCAAGCTCGTATCTGTCGCAACGGTTACGCAACCGACGGTTACGAAACGGATCAGTAAGACGCTAGCCGTTTCCACGACTACCGTTCCGACGATTACGAAACAGATCGGTAAGTTAATGTCTGTCGCTACCGTTACCGCGCCAACCTTAAGTAAGCGTATAGGTAAGACGCTTTCAGTCGTGACGATTACGGCGGCGCAGATACTTACCAACCGCACTTATTTCGTGTTTCTCAACGCCGTTACCGTGGGCGTTCCGACGGTCCTTATAACTATGATTCCAAAACCAGTTACCAGAATGATACGCGCGATA